CGCTGTTCTCGTTCGCGCCGGCGCTCATCCTGGCCAGCGTGTCACCGATGATCAGGCGCACCGGCTTGCCCTTGATCTTTTCGATGGCCCTGACCATCTCGATCACGTCGTGTGCGTCTTGAGCACCTGAATAGAAGTTCATCGGGACCGGCACCATCGCCAAGTTCTCCAGGCTGCAGCCGTGGAACTTCTTGATGGCCTGCATGCGCGACCGGATGCTGGCCGGGGCTTCGCTAGCCAAGTACACCACTAGGCCGGGGTCGGTCTTGCGTCCGTAGCAGTCCGAGCCGGTGGCGATGGCCGTGGCCACTGAGAGCGCCCAGAATGTTTTGCCTGAGTTGCTGTCGCCGTACACCACTACCGAGCTTCCGATGGTCATCAGGCCTTCGACCAGCTCGTCTGGGGCCTCGTAGTCGCTGCTGAGCTGGTCGCCAAACACCACCTGCAGCTTGTCCATCACGGATGTGCCAGTTTGCTGAATCAGAAGGGCTGAGAGATTGTGCCCTGCCTGCACATAATCGTTGGCGTCCATTCCCTCGATGGGCGGGATGATTACCCTGGCTCCAAACTTTGCGCTGGCCTGATCTGCGTACCGCTGGCCCACGCCGTGTTTGTCATGGTCAGCCACGATCACGATGTCCTGAATTGCGCCGTACATCTCGCGCAGGCTTGCTGTGACCGGAACCAAACTGCTGGCGCTGTAGGCAACAACGCAGGGTCGGCTGGTGGTTTCATAAATGGTGGCTGCAGTGGCAAAGCCCTCGGCCACGTAAAGGGTGCCGGGTTCGTCTATTGTGCCGATCATCCAAAATTTGCCGCCCGACTTGCCGCCGGGGTGGTACAGCTTGCCACCGTCCTCATCGATGTATTGCAGGGTGCTCAAAGTGCCGTCTCGGTCGTAGAGGGGGACCATTAAACGCCCATCGCCTGTAATCCGAACACCATGTGTCTGGATTCCTTTGCGCTTTAAGTATGGATGGTCAGGATGTGCTGCACCACCACTGAGCCAGATTTTCTCGACCGTCTCACTGGCCACTTGGTGCTGGCGTTCTTGGGCAGCTTCGCGCAAAACCTTGGATTCGTTGACGCGCCTTGCATGCGCCATCTCCTCGAAGTCGGTGAGCTTGCGCCCCACGTCTGCACGCCATGTCACCTCCATGCCCATGCGCCAGCATCCAAAACGTCCTGCTGGAATTCCGTCCCCGAACACCAGATACCAGCCTGGCTTGTCACCGTGGCCAGGAGAGCCTTTGGTGCCTGATCGGAATCTGTGAATCTTGCCATCCATCTCGATGTGATCTGGTGGCTCCAGCCCTGCTGCACGCATTGCGTCAATGAGTTGCGCCTCTGGTGGCGCGACAAGTTTCTCTGGTGGTGGAGACCAGGGGCCGCCGAGGACGTTGGAGAGGTCAGCCATTGATTGTGGCCTCCTGCCTTGTCAGGTAGTCCGACAGCGCCTTGACCGTCTCATACAGGGGCTTGGACTCCTCTTGCATGAAGCGGTAAACCGTGGCCGGGTGCACGCCTGCGTTCTCGGCCACCCTCTTGAGATTGGCGTCTTCCAGCCGTTTTTTGATTTGCTCAACAGTCATCATAAGTTGCACCTCTGAAAATATATTTGCGGGAGTGCTTGCACTATACCCTAATTATGGTTTAAGATGCAAGCACACCTCAAACGGATTCCCCGACGGAGGTGCAACCCAAATAGGAGAGCCACTCATGGCAATCAACGTGAAGTCCACCGGCAGCCTGGCTGCCAACGGTGTCAAAGTCCTGGTCTATGGCCAGGCCGGTGCGGGTAAAACCTCGCTGATCAAAAGCCTGCCCAGCCCCATCGTGCTGTCCGCTGAAGGTGGCCTGCTGTCCATTCAGGACGCAGACCTGCCCTTCATTGAGATCGCCTCGATGGACGACCTGCGGGAGGCCTACGAATGGCTGACCAGTTCGGACGATGCCAAGGCCTACCAGTCGGTGGCCCTTGACTCAATCAGCGAGATCGCTGAGGTCTGCCTCAACCACGAAAAGAAGGTCAACAAAGACCCACGCGCAGCCTACGGTGCGATGCAGGAGCAGATGGCCGACATCATCCGCGCCTTCCGCGATCTGCCTGGACGGCACGTCTACATGAGCGCCAAGCTGGAGAAGACGCAGGACGAGATGGGCAGGGTGCTGTATGCGCCCTCGATGCCGGGCAACAAGACCGGCCAGGCGCTGCCCTACTTCTTTGATGAAGTGCTGGCCTTGCGTGTGGAGAAGGATGGCGAGGGTGCCACGCAGCGCGCCCTGATGTGCGACAGCGATGGCCTGTGGCTGGCCAAGGACCGCAGCGGCAAGCTGGATGCCTGGGAGACACCGGACCTCACCGCCATCATCGCCAAGATTGGGGGCAAGTGATGGAAAAGATCATTCACACAGGTGGGCCAGCATTTCCCGCACCAGCAGGTGTATCTCACATCACTGAACAAGGTATGACCTTGCGTGACTACTTTGCAGCCAAGGCGATGGCGCAACTTATGCTTAGTTCGCCCGTTGTCCAAGACGATGCTCGTACCACGGCATCGTGGTCATACGAATATGCAGACGCCATGCTGAAAGCGAGGGAAGCATGATGAGCGCTGACCTTAAAACCCTGAGCGCCGACTGGCTGCGCCACAAGACCGACGAGGAGAAGTCGGTCGCCGAGCGCCGCAAGATCGAGGACCAGATCGTCAAGCTGCTCGCCATCCCTGAGTCGTTTGAGAGCACCGAGACTGCCGAGCCGCAAGGCTTTGTGGTCAAAATCTCGGGCCGCATCGACCGCAAGGTGGACAGCGACAAGCTGCAGGAGCTGGCCGCTGAGCACGGCCTGACCGAGCACCTGAGCCGCCTGTTTCGCTGGAAGCCTGAGATCAGCATGACGCTGTGGAAGGCTGCAGACGAATCAATCACCAAGCCGCTGGCCGGTGCTATCACGGCCAAGCCTGGCCGCCCATCTTTCAAAATCACCATCAAGGAGTAAATCATGGCTTTTCTTGGACAAACTTTCGACGCAAACGATCTGCCCCAGGGCACCAGCATCAGCACGCCAGTGCCTGATGGTGCTTACAACGCCACCATCACGCAGGCTGAGCTGAAGCCCACTGCTGACGGCACTGGCCAGTACATCAAGATGCGCTTGGACATCACCGGGCCAACGCACCAGGGCCGTGTGGTGTTCTCAAACCTCAACATCAAGAACGCGAGCGCCAAGGCCGAGGAGATTGGACGCCAGCAGCTTGGCGACATCATGCGCGCCATCGGCTTGGCCAAGGTGACCGACACCGACCAGCTCATTGGCGGCAGCCTCAACATCAAGCTGTCCATTCGTGCCTCGCGCCTGGACGAGAAGACCGGCAAGACTTACGAGGCCAGCAATGAGGTCAAGGCCTACCGCGCCATCAGCGGTGGCGCTGCGCCTGCTTTCAAAGCTGCAGCTCCTGCGGCTGCCGCCCAGACCGCTGAGGCCGCACCGGCCAAGCCTGCCAAGGCCTCGCCGCCTTGGGTCAAGAAGTAAGCAAAGAAAAGCCCCAGCCTCTTTCGGAGGTTGGGGCAAATGGCAACTACATGAAGGAGAACCCAGTGAAGATTCCCGAATCAGAGCATACCATTCAGGCCTTGATTGACAAGGCGCACGAGGCAAAAGCTGAGCAACCCAGAGGGCACATGGGCTGCAGCCAGTTGGGGCATCCTTGCGACCGGTGGCTGTGGCTGTCGTTTCGCTGGGCTGTGCAGCCCAAGTTCCCTGGCCGCATCCTGCGTTTGTTTCGCAGGGGCCAGATGGAAGAGGCCACCATCGTGTCCGACCTCAGAGCCATCGGCATGGACATTCGCGGCACCTCGGGCAAGCAGACCCGAGTCGATCTTGGCTGCCACGTGTCCGGCAGCCTGGACGCCATCGTTGAGTCTGGCGTGCCGGAGGCACCCAAGAAGCGCCACATCGCCGAGTTCAAGACGCACAGCAAGAAGTCCTTTGATGACTTGGAAAAGCACGGGGTCGAGAAGTCCAAGCCCGAGCACTTCGTGCAGATGCAGCTCTACATGCACGGCACCGAGATCGACCGCGCCCTGTATCTGGCTGTCTGCAAAGACGACGACCGCATCTACACCGAGCGCGTGGCCTACGACAAGGCTGTGGCCATGAAGGCCATCGAGCGTGGCCACCGGCTGGCGCTGGACGATCACATGCCGCCACCGATCAGCACGGACCCGAGCTGGTACCAGTGCAAGTTTTGCGACGCGCACGAGTTCTGCCACGAGAGCAAGACCACCAAGCACGTGAACTGCCGCACCTGCGCGCACAGCACGGCCACCAAGGCCAGCGAGTGGCACTGTGTGCGCTGGGATGCTGTGGTTCCTGTGGAGGCCCAGCACACCGGCTGCGAGGGCCATGTGCTGCACCCTGACCTAGTGCCGTGGCAGCGTAAGGACGGGCCGGACGAGTTCACCGCTGTCTATGAGATCAACGGTGTGAATCTGGCCAACGGAGACCCTGAGCAAGAAGGCGTGTTCGGCTCCAAAGAGCTGCTGGCCAACGCTGCTGCCTGCGCCAGCGGTGATGCGTTCATCGCTGAGATGCGCAGGGACTTTGGCGGGAGGATTGTGGGATGACTAAAGAAGCATTGAAGCTGGCGCTGGAGGCGTTGGAGAAGTCAATAGCAATAACGATGGCCAATATTAATCTGAGAAACAAAGCCATCAGCACCATCAAGCAAGCCCTTGCAGCACCACCCACGCATAAGACTGCAAGGTGGACAGATGAAGAATACCGTGAAATTTCGGATCAGGTCATTTCAACGCTTGTGGAGTATGGTGCCGAACTCAGAACCGCCGATTGTCAAATGCAAATCCTTAGAGAGGAGCTGGCTGAGTCGCGGCGTGAGGTCGCACAGTTGAAAGCACAGCGGCAATGGATTGGGCTGACGGATGAGGAGATTGAAAAACTGCGAGAGAGCTTTGCAACGCGATATGCCATTGAAGCCATTGAAGCCAAACTCAAGGAAAAGAACGGAGGGCATAGTGCTCCGTGATTACCAACAGCGCACCATCGACCAGCTCTATGCCTGGTTCGAGGCTGGTGAGTCAGGCAATCCTTGCCTGGTGCTGCCGACCGGCTCGGGCAAGAGCCACATCGTCGCCGCCCTGTGCAAGGATGCCTTGCAGAACTGGCCGGAGACCGTGGTGCTCATGCTGACGCATGTCAAGGAGCTGATCGAGCAGAACGCCGAGAAGATGCGCCAGCATTGGCCTGGTGCACCTCTGGGCATTTACAGCGCCAGCATTGGCAAGAAGCAGCTCGGTGAGCCGATCACCTTTGCTGGCATCCAGTCGGTGCGCACCAAGGCCAAGGAGCTGGGCCACATCGATCTGGTGCTGATTGACGAGTGCCACCTGGTCAACCACAAGGACGAAGGAGGTTATCGCAAGCTGCTGGCCGAACTAAAGGCTATCAACCCGCACCTGCGTGTGATTGGCCTCACGGCCACACCCTACCGCCTGGGGCATGGCCTCATCACCGACAAGCCTGCGCTGTTCGATGCCTTGATCGAGCCGGTGACCATTGAGGAGCTGATCTTCAAGAAGTATCTGGCCACGCTGCGCTCTAAGGTCACCAAAGCCAAGCTGGACACCACTGGCGTGCACAAGCGTGGCGGGGAGTTCATCGAGTCTGAGCTGCAGGCCGCTGTGGATACTAAGGACAACAACGAGCGCGTGGTGCGCGAGATCGTCGAGCTGGCAGGCGAGCGCAAGGCGTGGCTGGTGTTTTGCACAGGTGTCAAGCACGCCGAGCACATCGCCGCTGTCCTGCGCCAGCATGGGGTGACTGCTGAGTGCGTGACAGGCGAGACGCCAAAGAAGGAGCGCGAGCGCATGCTGGCCGACTTCAAGGCCGGACGGCTGCAAGCCCTTACCAACGCCAACGTGCTGACCACCGGCTTTGATTATCCAGACATCGATCTGATCGCCATGCTGCGCCCGACCATGAGCGCGAGCCTGTATGTGCAGATGGCAGGCCGGGGCATGCGGGTGAAGTCGCACATCGATCACTGCCTGGTGCTGGACTTTGCTGGTGTGGTGGCCACCCACGGGCCGATCACCGCTGTGCAGCCGCCCAAGAAGGCCGGAGAGGGCAACGGTGAGGCACCGGTCAAGGTCTGCGACAACTGCGGGGAGCTGTGCGCCATCTCGGTGTCTGCCTGCCCTGCCTGCGACCATCCATTTCCCGAGCCGGAGCGCAAGAAGTTGGAGCTGCACCAGGACGACATCATGGGGCTAGAGGGCAGTGACTTGGACGTGACAGGCTGGTCCTGGCGCAAGCACGTCAGCAAGGCCAGTGGCAAGGAGATGATCGCCGTGACTTACTACGGTGGCCTGAGCGATCCGGCCATCACCGAGTACCTGCCGATTTTGCACGAGGGGTATGCGGGGCAGATGGCCATGCAAAAGCTGGTCAACATGGCCGAGCGCAGCCAGATCGTGCCTGGTGGCCTGAACGTGCAGTCGCTGGAGGAGATGGTGGCCAACATGAATCAAACGCAACCACCGGCCAGCATCGAGTTCAAGCGCGATGGCAAATTTTTTAGAGTGATGAAAAGGAGATGGGCATGATTGACAAACCGACCACCAGACCGAGCGAGCCGGAGTTTTTGATTCAGTGGCGTGAGTGGGACAAGGCCGGGCCACCCAAGTGCTGCCACACCTGCGAGCACTACGGGGTCGATGGCCTGTGCGTGGAGTTCTTCATGACGCCGCCCGAGGACTTTGCGGCCAGCATCGATTCCTGCGACAAGTGGGAACGGGAGATTCCCTTTTGACCGCCGTCCGCATACCGACCGAGCACGAGGAGCAGCGCGAGCTGGTGCGCTGGTTTCGCCAGACTTGGCCAGGCGTGCGAATCTTTGCCATACCCAACGGTGGCGCTCGCAGTCCGGCCACCGCTGGCAGGCTCAAGGCCGAAGGCGTGAGCAGTGGCGTGCCTGACCTGTTTGTGCCTGCCTGGGGGCTGTGGGTCGAGATGAAGCGCACCAAAGGCGGCAGCCTGAGCGCCGAGCAAAAAGACTGGATCGCATATCTGGAAAGTGTGGGATTCTGTTGTATAGTGGGAAAAGGTGCGGAAGCTGCCAAGGGGCAGATCAGTGCCTTTTTTAACCAACGAAAGAACACACCATGAGCACTCGCATTTACGTTGTCACCGACATCGAGACCAGCCGCCATCGCCTGATTCGCGCAAGCAACCAGGCGCAGGCCATCCGACACGCAGCCCAGACCCGGTTCGACATCGAGGTCGCTGGCCAAGAGGACTTGGTCAGCTTGCTGACCAACGGCATCCCCATCGAGCTGGCCGGTGGCCCTGCCACTGCCGACATGTTCGAGGAAGCAGTCACCAATGCCGGAGGGACTGACTGATGGCCACCGAGAAGACCAAGGATCGCTGGATGACGATCCGCATCCCACCGGACGTGGAGCTGGCGCTGCGCCGCCAGGCCGAGACCGACACGCGCACTCTGGCCGCCCAGGTGCTGCACTACATCAAGCAGGGGCTGGCCGAAGAGGGCAAGAAGGTGGCTGCATGAAAAAGCAGATCAAGATCAGCATCGAGACGCTGATGCACAAGTGGCCGGTGTTCGCTGTTGGCTTTGCCAATGGCGAGTTCTTTGTCTCGCTGTGGCTGCTGGACGTGCGCATCTGGAGAGGGTACTGATGAAGTGCCCTGTCTGCGGCACCTGGACGCTGGTGAAGGAGACTCGCCAGCGTCCAGACAATGCCAAGTACCGACGCTATGAATGCGCCAACATGCACCGGTTCACGACGCTCGAAACGGTGGTCAAGGTCATCATTGCAAAAGAACCCAGAGACTAGGGTTTGTCCTTAGTTGCATGAATCGTGGGAAATCGTGGTAAGATGCAGTCATCGCAACCAACCAGCAAGGAGCTGACCGTGAACAAGACACAAAAACGCGAGATTGAGAAGGCACGAGATTTCCACAGCCTCGGCCACCACGAGATTGCAGCTCGCATACTGGCCTGCTGCCAGCGCTGCGCCATGACCAAGCGCGCACAGGATGCCATCATCCAGGTGGCGCACGAGCTGGACCTGATGCGTTTCATGCGCATCGAGAACGGCTGCCTGATCACTGACTGAAGGAGACCACCATGCAACTCAAACGCTACCAAGTCATTCTGGCCGTCATTGGCCTGATCGTTGCAATGGGCATCGTCGGCCAGTCCGACTTCGAGGAGGCCGAGCGCCAGCAGGCTGAATACTGCGAGATGGTCAAGCTCTTCAAGCAGACCAAGGGCCAGTCAGGCTGGCCAGCCTACAACGGTGAGGGGATGTGCCAGCGCCGACTTTAGGCAAACGGCCTGGTGCCAGCCTTGTCAATGACCAGCGCGTGCTGGCGGGGGCTGGTGTCTTCGATGTTGGGGATGCTGATGTGGGTCCAGCGGTCGAACTCACAAATCACCTGGTCATAGGCAATGCCGCTGGCAATGATGGCTTTCACCACCTCGTCTGGTGTCATACCTGGCACCTTGAAGTCAGCAGCGCAGCCGAGCCGGTGCTGGCTGGTGTCTTTACTGCCCACCGCATCATTGACTTTTTTCGTGCGCAGGCCTGAGCTGATCATGATCGGCTTGCCGCCTAGCACCACCTTGACCTCCTCCAGAAATTCAGCCAGGCGCGTCAGGTTGGCCAGCTCCTGATCGTTGGGGCTGTTGTCCCAGCCGTTGCGCTCGGCAGTCTCTGAGGCCGTCAGCTCTTCCAGTGTGAAGTGTGGTGTGAGGTTCATTTTGCTGCCTTGGAGAGCAGGTCGGTCTTGGCCTGCGAGCCAGCCGAGCTGCCAAAGTAGTAGGCAATGATGCCAGTCCAGGCGGTGCCCAGACTGCCCAGCATCATCAAAATGGCCGGGTTGGCGCTGTCAATCTTATTGAAGAACATCATCACCATAATGCCGAAAAAGCCCACCGTCACAGCGCCAGCCAGGATTGGAGGCATCATCGACCGAGTCGTTGCCTGCATGTCCCTGGCGCTCTTGCGATCCTCGACCGCCAGCTTCTCGAAGTTCAGGCCCAGCTCCTGCGCCTGCTTCTGCAGCTCGATTTCAGCCAGCTTGACCTGAGCGATCTGATCGGCCGTCA